TCCTAGTAAGCCTGAAATAATGAGGGAGTAGTATGAGGAGGATTGATATGGTAAGTGGTCGGCTGTGGGAATGGTACATAGTGACCTGCAACCATTGTGGAGCGAAGATTAGAAAGCCAGTATGGTGGCTAAAACTACTGTATATCTTCAAAGATAGATTATACTTCACTTGTAACACTTGCCACAGTACAAGTTGCTACATCAACTATTTCCTACTGATCCACGATACCACCGATGAGCAGGAGAAATTAATGAATAAAGAACCCAAATGGGATAAGAGGATAAGATGAGAGTTTGGATTGACACGAGAGAACAGAAGAGAGGGGTGAGAGCGAAGAAGTTTTACAAGCAACATAACTTCAAGGTTGAAGTCAAGCACCTTGATGTAGCAGACTATGTCTTCGATGGTAAAGTAGCATTTGAATATAAGACTGTAGCCGATTTTATGCACAGCCTTACTGATGAGAATAACAGCCTATTTGAAGAGGTCGCTAATCAAGGTTACGAGTATCGTAACAAGGGCAAGTATTCCTACATAATTATTGTGGGTAAGCTTGTACCAACCTTGAAACGATTAAGCAAATACAGTAGAAGTAAGAATTATGTTCAGAACAGTATTGCTCAATACAATGGTGCTATCAGGACTTTGAGAAAGATAACAAATGGAATAATCCTCTGCGATACCGAAGAGGAAGCCTTGGAAGAGATGTATCTTCAAGCAAGGTCTTGTTTAAAAATGAATAAATATGGGGGTACTGGTAGAAGATTGAAGATTGACCGATTAACAGCAGTAGATGTGTTGCTCACATCAGTTAAGAATGTTGGATTAAAAACAAGCAATAATATAATCAAGGAATTGAAAATCAAAAACATCAATGATTTATTACAATGTTCAATAACCGACTTTGAATCTGTTAACCGAGTCAATCTGAAGAAAGCAAGAGAGATTTACAAATTCCTACATAAAGGAGAGAAACGATAAAATGGATTTGGAAACTAAATTATTTATCCAAGATGTGCAGATAGTTGAGTTGAACGAGCAGTTAACTCAATGCAGAGCAGAGAATGACAGACTAAAGGCAAAGCTCAAAAGAGTACAAGATGTGCTTGATGATAAGAGGGTTATTTATGAAGATTGAGTATATTGATAAGGAGGATGTCCTCAAAATACTTAAAGATAAGGTTAAGGAAACTGGTAGTGTTGCGATGAAGTGGCAATTAAATCAACTCATTCGTAAAGTAAATGAAACACCCACTTTTTTATACGATAAAAATCTTGTGTCATCTACACTAAAAGACACAGATACCAGTAACAACACCACATTACCAAGTTACTATGGGGATACGATGGACTTGCTAACTGCCTGTGAAAAAGGACTAGTGGCAAAGGAGAAACTAATCCACTTCTGTGAACTGAACATCATCAAATATGTCCTACGATACAAGCAAAAAGGGGGTTGTCAAGACTTGGAAAAAGCAAGAACATATCTTGAGAAGTTGATAACCTATGAAAATCACGAGAAGTAGCAGACTAATAGTAAATGAGAATAGCCTAACTGTCACCATACCCACCGAATGCCAAGTCTGTCACCGACTCTTCTATCCTATCGTAAATAATATGAAATACTGTAGCCCCCATTGTAGCCACCAAGCAAGACTAGAATGGAGGCAACAAAGACACAAAAAACTAAATGGAAAAAGGATTCCAAAAAAGTGCGAGTATTGTGGAAAACGATTCATAAGCGATAGAAGTAATCGGAAATACTGTTCAATTGAATGCAGTAAGAAAGCTCATCAGGATCAGAAAAATAAATGGTGGTTTGAGAATTATGAGGACAATAGATTACCCCTTGGAGAATCAAACCTATCAGAGCATCGGTACGAGGACTTCGAGCGAGAATTTTGGGCAGTCAGGAACGAGAAAAGAAGACTACTAGGTAGGAGATGAAAAATTATGAAAGTGGAAGACCTGATAAAATCCCTACAAAAATACAATCCCAAAGCCGATATCGGAATCTCAATAGATGGATACTACGAATCGGAATTATACTTATCCCATATCTGCAAAGACACAGATGGGAAAGAACTAACCCCACAAACCACCAAGCAAGTGTGGATAGAGGGAATAGATTTCTGCAAGGATTGTGAATTCCTAGCAAATAACTACTGCCTTGCATACGATTGCGAGGCTGATGATGTAAACGAATGCTATCAATTCAAGGAGATAGATAATGGAGAATGAATTTTCAATAAATAATAAGGCTTTGCATATTTATTGCCTATCTGATGCTCATTTGGGTAGTAATGTGTTTAATCGTGAGTATTGGGAGTATGCTTTATCTGTTTTTAAAAAGGATAAGCATAACAAGGTGCTGTATTTGAATGGAGATTTACTGGAGGTCAGTAGTAAGAATGTAGGGGATTCAGTATTCAATCAGGAAATGGATGTGAATGAACAGATTAATCAGATGGTTGAATACCTAGAACCACACAAGCAATATATCAGAGGATTGACTAGTGGTAATCACGATAGTATGAGAACAAAGAAAGATTTCAACTTGGATACTGCCAAGGTTATTGCAGATATGTTGAATGTTCCATACAATAATAGTATTTATGATACCTTACTAGTGAATGATAAGAAGTTGAGCATCTACCTTGCCCACGGTAAAGGCAGTAGCAAACTACAACACCTAGCCCTTGGAAAGATACAACGAGATATGAGCTTCATAGAGGCAGATATTAACTTTATGGGTCATTTGCATAGGTGTGGCAGTATTGAACAAGTATATTATCAACCAAACAAGGGGTACTATCGCCGATTATTCTGCCTAACTGGACACTTCCTACGATACGAAAACAGTTATGCAAGTAATATGCTACTCTCACCATCCCCTGAAGCATTCCTACGAGTAGAAGTGGACAAGGATTTGAATAAGAATGTGACAATGTATGAATCCGACAAGATAAACTGGAGAGAAGAATGAAACACATACTATGCTTTAGTGGAGGAAAAGACTCTACTGCAATGCTAATAACAATACTAGAAAAAAACCTCCCACTAGATGAAATACTCTATGTAGATGTAGGGGATTGGATGTGGGAAAACCACCAAGACCATATCAAAAACATTGAAAACAAACTAAATGTTCAAATCACCCAAATAAACATCCACGAAGACCTAATAAAAGGCTTTGAAAGATGGGGATTCCCAAGCTTCTTCAATAGATGGTGTACTGGAATCAAAAAAGAAGTAATGAACAAGTACTTACGAGAAAAATACCCTGATGATGAGATAATCCAATACATCGGATACTGTGCAGATGAAGAAAAAAGAATTAATCGGAAGCTTTACTCTTATGGAAAAACCGAATACCCATTAGTAGATAATGGAATAACCACAAAGGATGCATTGAGAATCTGCAAGGAATATGGTTTTGATTTTGGTGGAGTATATGAACACCATTCTCATTTCAATTGTTGGCTATGCCCATTACAACGAGTCAAGGAATTAGAATATATATATATATATAGAAAAGATTTATGGGATAAGTTAAGAGAAATGCAAAGCAAAACAGATGGCTACTATCAGAATGGAAAATCAATTTATGAATTTGAGAATAAGTTTTGGATCAGACAACATCCTCAATTGAAAGAAAATCGTATGAAAGCAAGGGAGAAATACAATAAGAGAAAACAGAAGAGGTGAATGATTTATGGCTGAAACAATACACGATTTACAAGAACAAATAACAAACCTAGAAACAGAACTCAAAGAAATGTACCAAGAAGATGAAAGACTATGCCAAATAATAGGAGAAACGAAGACACAGAAAGCAATACTGGAAAAAACAATACAGAAACAGAACGAAGTAATAAACCTACTCACCCAAATAATTGAGTTATATGCAACTAATTAAAGCAGTACTGGATGCAGTCATCACCCAAGGAATAAAAGTCAGTAGCATAGATGATGTGCCAGTAAATGTATACTTACTTGATGACACCATCTACCCCTATTCCTTTATCCTAGATGAAACCGATGACCTGCTCACAATAGCAGTAACCGACCCTGATGGATTTGAACGAGCCAAAATAATACCCAAAGAAAACCTATCCAGTATAGAACTAGTCTACCAACAAGACCTAGAACCACCAGCCGAAGAAACCACCACAAACGAGGTGATGTACAATTAAAGCAGATGAACTATTAAGAATATTGCAAAACATCCCAAATCCACAAGACTACACTCTCATCCTCTTCAATGAAGCCAATGGTGACTACGAGGAAGTCATCAGCATAATAACCGATCACGAGGAGGGGATCATACATATTGAATAAAGATAATATCCTGCTAATAGATCCACCATTTCCCACTAGTAACAAAAGCCGAAACAACCAAGAAATGCTACCAATAGGATTACTCAAAATTGGGGCAATGCTAAAAGACAAAGGCAAAAAAGTAGAACTCTACCGAATGAACAACCCCACACCAATCACCATAAATCCACAAATCATACTCATCACATCCACATTCACTTACTATTCTAAATATGTTACACAAGCAGTACAATATGCACGAAAACATTACCCACAAGCAAAAATAATCGTTGGAGGCATATTCGCATCACTACAACCAAGCCTATGCAAACAAGTAACAGAGTGTGATGAAGTATACCAAGGAATAATAGAAGAAGCCGAACAATACCCAACAGACTACACCCTACTCCCTGATGGAGAAGAAATCAAGTACCAAATCCTACACACAAGCAGAGGCTGTGTAAGAAACTGTGAATTCTGTGGATCATACTTAATAGAACCAAAATTCAGTTGCAAGAAAAGTATTAAGGATTTGATTTTCAAGAAACACCTAATCTTCTATGATAATAACTTCCTAGCTAACCCCTACATTGGAGATATTCTCAATGAATTGATAGAATTGAAAAAGGATAGGAGGATAAGTAGTTGTGAGTGTCAAAGTGGAATCGATTACCGAATCCTACTGAAAAAACCACACCTTGCAAAGATGATGTATGATGCAGGATTCAGAAAAATCTACATCGCTTGGGATACTGGAGTAGAAGAATACGAAAAGATTAAAAAAACAGTAGACATACTAGAGGAGAATGGTTTCAACCGAACACAAAAAATCAATGTCTTCATATTATACAATCACGAGCAACCATTCAAGACCTTGGAATGGAAAAGGGTAAAATGCTTTGAGATGCGAGTGCAGATAATGGATTGCAGATACAGACCACTCACACTACTGGAAGATAATTATAATCCATACAAGCCAAATGACACTAATTATTACATCCACCCTAACTGGACTAATGAGGAAGTAAGAACCTATCGTAAGAATATTCGCCGACAGAATATTTGTGTCAGATGGAGAATCCCCTGCTACTACCGAGGACTAGAAGACAGTAGTGTAAGCAAGGAAATGTTCGAGAAACTAAACGAAAACGAAAGAAAACAGTTAAAAGGATACTGGAATCCCAAAACAATCACAAAACTGGAAACCAAACAAACAAAATTAGAGGATATGATACAGAATGGAAAATGAATTCAAAAGCTTCTATAAGGAAGTTAAGGGAAACGAGGGAGATAAATGCCACATCAATACAAGACTGGACACCTATGGTAGAGGCTGCCAACATAACTGCAGCTACTGTTATGCCAAATCATTGCTTGATTTCAGAAAACTATGGGATTACGAGCATCCTGCAGTAGCCGACATCAACAAGATTCGCAGGAAAATCAAAAGAATCAAGGATGTGGATGTTATCAGACTAGGGGGAATGACAGATTGTTTCCAAGAATTAGAGAAAACAGAACGAGTCACCTATGAAACAATCAAAGCATTGAATGAAGTTAGCCAAGAATACCTGATTGTGACCAAATCAGATTTAATTGCATCACCTGAATATTTAGAGGTTCTTGATCCACAATTAGCACATATTCAAATAACCCTGACTTGTACTGATGATGAGTTATATGAGAAACTGGATTATGAGAATGCACCACTACCAAGCCAAAGGATACAAGCCATTGAAACCCTGCAAAGGAATGGGTTCGATGTTAGTGTACGATTGTCACCTTTCATAGATTCATTCGTGGATTATGATGTACTGGCTAATATTCAATGTGATAAGATTCTTGTTGAGTTTTTGAGGGTTAATACTTGGGTTAAAAGATGGTTTGGCTACCACATAGACCTATCCGAATATACTGTGAAACAATCTAACTACTGGCATTTACCATTATCCAAAAAACAAGAACTAATCAGAAACATAAATGGATTCAAGGAAATAACAATCTGCGAAGATGAATCAGAAGCTTACGAGTACTGGAAACACAATTTTAATCCAAACCCTGAAGACTGTTGCAACCTACGAAAACTTTAAATAATAAGAACCATATATAGTACAACTAGGTGATACAATGTTTTATGAAAATGTAGAATATGATATAATATCAGATATTCCATTAGAGGAACTGCAAAAATACCTAGTTGAAAACAATATCTATTTGAATATGTCCACAACAACTGAAAAGTGGGCAGGATTCAGCCACTATTATGGAAGAGAAAATGGATTGAACGATGTTTATGCAGGAAGCTTTGCCAATATGGTAGCACAGTTCGTAACTGGAATGAGTTGCAGTTGTGGAACAGAAGTTTACCTTAAAGAAGAGAAAATCGAAATGGAAATATTGAAAATTTCCGATAAAATATTCTTATCCAATTTTCCCAAAGAGGAAAAAGTTAAAATGCTTTTCAAAGAAATTTTCAATTTCTACAACCAAGCTGATTTCCAACAGAAATATGAGATTGCCTATGGTAGATTGGATTGCAGATTAACATATACTGACAGTATAAGATTGGAAAAGGTTGAGGGGAAAACCCCTACCGAGAAAGTTAGGAATCTTCTCCAATTCTATGATGAGAATCATTAAATAGATTCCGATTTTCCGAGATTTGGATTTTAATTCCAGTTTCAGATTCTAAAATCGATTTCCGAAATTTGAATTAGTTTCCGAGATTTGGATTTAAAATTCAATCCTAGATTTAAAAATGAGTTTCCGAAATTGGATTTAATTTCCGAGATTTAGATTTTAATTTCGATTTCAGATTTAAAAATGAATCCTAGAATTTCACAAAAAACGAGGTAAGAAAATGAAATCATTCAAAGATAAAAAAGACTTTAAAAAGTACCTTGATGACCACCATCAAGGAGAAAAAATCAGAATATGGGTGGAAAGCCCAAGACTCAAAGATGGAACAGAACTCCACAGAAGGGGGGATAACTTCATCTATGCAAGAATCTATGACAACAATGACAAATGTAATTTCACCCCACAATTCAGTTTAGGGTATAATTACCACGATAGGAAAGATGCCGAGATGGTTGCAGGTATCTTCGAGAAACATATCGGAGAATATGCTCTGAAACCATCAGATATCAAATTCTAAAATTTATTACTAGTTGCACTACATCAAAAGTGCAACAAACCCCTATTTTTCAACAATGTTTTATTATTTTGCATCTTCAATCAAAAATAACACTACTTTTACGATGCATTGCCTTAATTCTTGTACTTCCTAATAAAAACAAGCATTGAAAAACCACCACCACTCACACAGAAAAAGCAGCCATCCAACCCCACACATCCCTTTTTTCACTTATCGTGCAAGAATCCTATTGACAGCCATCGTGCCAAAAAAATCCACCCCTTATCGTTGACTGGCTTCGTGCAGAAAACATTTTTAACGAGCTTCGTGCAAAAATGGTTGACAAGCTTCGTGCAAACCCCCCACACCCCTTGACTGGCTTCGTGGAGAACCACCCCCTGCCCCTCTGACTTGATCCAGTACCACCCCCCCCTCCTCAATATA